CCGTCTCCGGTTTTTGTTATAGCTGTTGCTCCGAATTTATCAGTAATAGTAAATGGACCTTTGCTTGATGGTGCTATTCCATCTTCTACTGATTGAGAAGCACTACGTATTAATGATATAGCACCATATGCTGCTGCTAATCCTGCTATTGCTAGTATAGGATTTTTAAAAGCGGTAGCTGCTGCTATACCTATAGATTTAGTTAATTCTCCTTGAAGTAGAGCTTGTCTAGCTAATAATATACCATTATATGACAACCCGGCTGTTCTTTGTCCTATTTGAAGTCCTAATGTTAAGGCATTAAATGCAGCTATAGCTTTACTTAAACCCCACATTGTACCCATTACCGCAACTATACTAGTAATTACATCTAAACTTTGAGTTAATACTGTTAAAAATCCTCCTACAGGTCCTGATAGTAGATTTCCAAAGAAATCCTGTAGTTTTAATATAGAAGCATTAAATTTATCTTGTATGCTTTGGCGTTTTTGGGCTTCTAATGCTTCTTCTTCTGTAATTTGGGCTAATGATTTACCACTTTCAATTGCTAATTTTTGTTGTCTTAATTGGTTAGCTAAAGCATCTGCACTTAATCCAATAGCAGCAGCAAATGATTGTTGAGCTAATACGTTCATGTTTTGGAATTTTTCCAACGTCATGCCTTGATTAGCTAATTCTTTAGCAACTGTGACTTGATCACCCATTAAAGCTGCTGCTCTAGCGCGTTCAAGATTTATTGCTTTACCAGTTAATAATTCTGCTTTTAATTCGTTCTCAATTGATGATTCAAAATTTAATAATGCTTCACCTTGAGATTTAGTTTGTTCAAGTGTAGTACCTAATGCTTTTGCTTGTGCTACTGCTTGAACTAATAATTGTGGATTATTTTTTAAATTAGCAGCTAATTGTCCTGATATTTTAGCAGCTTCAGCCATTGTAGCTTTAAACGGAATACCTACTCCTAATTGATTACGTGCTGCTACAAACGCACTAACCATGCTTTTATTTATTTCAGCAGATGATTTTCCATTTAGTACTGATAATCTATATACTCCTGCTGCTTCTTCACCTGTTAAACCAAATTGTTTGGTTAACATTACTTGAGTTTTTAAAGCATCAGCTGAGTATTCAGATACTAACCCTGTAGCTTCAGATAATTGATTAAATGCCTCTGCTAGATTTTGGGTGGTAATGTTTACATTATTTGAATCTCTAGCAATTTTTACAAAATTACCTGCTACTCTATCTGCACCGTCACCACCATAACCTAAATTTTTACCAATATCAGTTGATATTTTATTAAAGGTTAATGCTGAATTAATGATTAGTTTTAATATACCTTCAACACTAGCTAGTTCTTTATATGGTTTAACAAATTCATCAAATATTTTTCGACTAGTTATAGCTATATTAGCTTGTTTTTTCTTTTCAGCTGTTATTCGAACTTCTTCTTCTGCTAAAGCTTGTATTTTTGTAAGTAATTGGGTAGTAGTATCTAATTGATCAATAGTTAACTTGTTTTGGAGTAATTTATTTCTAATTTTTCTCTCCTCTCTTACGTTGTTTGTTTGAATAGCTTGAGATAACTCAAATTCTAATCTATTTCTTTTAAATGATAATGCATTATTTTTTTCATAATTTTTAGCTATTTCAGATGCTGTTTTTGAAATTACTTTAGTTAAATCATCACCTTTTTCAAAACTTGTAACTAAGTTTTTGACTTCAGTACTAGCATTAGATAATTGAGTTATCATGTTATCTTTTAAACTAGCAGTTAAACTTTTTAATTTAGTATCTAATTGATCTAATTCGTTATTTAATTGCTTTATTACTTTTTCTTTGTCGTCAGCCATAATATAATATTATGTGTATAAATATCGAAAGTCCCTATTTTTTAGGGACCTTCGCTGTATAAGTTGGTTGTGATATGTTAGGTTTAGCTATGTCTTTATTGCTTTTATTGGTCATCATGTTGCTTTGCTTTTCCTGCTCTTGCTGTTGTTTGTCGTAGTATTCTTTTAATTTCTCAAATGTGTACCTACGCAACCATATTGGCATTTCATAAACAGTATTCCAATCATATCCGCCATTACCATGAAATACAATTTCATGTATTTGGCCAAAGAATATTGATCTATAGTTTGGAGTCAGGCCAAAAAAAGTTAAGAGAAACGGGAATGTCTATACCCTCCCCTGTATAGCTATCATCTTCTGGTGTGTATTTCATACTAATATCTGGCGATATTTTGGTATAATATTCACGTAATGCTCTAGCGTCTTTAGCGATTAAATAATTATCTACGAAATCACGTATTGTTTTTTGATCACGATTACCATTAACTGATAATAACATGAATTTTAAACGAGTGGTTACATCGTATGATGAATTTGGATTGACTTTCTGTAATCCTTTAATTTCAGCTTCAATTTTCTTCTCATCACCGTGTGTTAATAGTTTGAATGAGATTTGGTTGTCCGAATGCGGTAAATTGAACGAAAATTCGTTGGTACCTGCGGTAAACAACGAGGTATCTACTTCTTTATCACTTAGTAATGATAAGTCTACAACCGCATTTACCTCTTGATTTTGGCTGTTAATGTATGCAAATTCATAATCTTTACCATAGCCTAATACTCTAGCAGCAACTAATATTGCGTTTTTATCACCTGTCAATAAATCATCATAGTTAATTGGTGTTACAATTAATGATTGTAATAATTTATCAATAACGGTACCTTGACGAATATAGTTAGTGTTTGTGAGGATATCTTCTTCACGCGCAGTCATATATTTCATTTCAATAACACCACTAGATAATGGATTGTCTTTGGGATATAATAATCCTTTTGATGGTAAGTCTACTTGTTCAGTAGGGAATTTTGGTTTTGTAACGGGATTTTCCATTTATAACTTTATTTGTTTACAATAAATATGAAGATAAAAAAAGGTTTGGCAAAAGCCAAACCAATTTTTGGATATATACTTCGGGAGAAGTAATTTCTTAGAAATTCAATACGCAATAGTCCATAGCAATTGTTATCGATAATGAAACAGCTGCATCTGAACTCCAATCATAGTCGCCAAAGTTAGCAGATTTTACAAATGCTCCTTTAACTACCCACTCACTAATAACGTCTCCTACTGGACCTAAAATATCTAATGTTAAGTCTTTCTTGTAGAAATCTGAGTAACCATCACGTCCTGTTACAGATTCGTGTGATAAACGTACCCATTCCATTACTGATTGCGCGCCTGATGGTGTAATTGGATTATATAGTTCTAATGTCATATCATTCCATCTTACTTTACCTTTAATTTTACGGTAAACATTGATGTGATCTAATACGATTTCACCAGCATCTAATGAAGGAGCACTAGCTTTCTTAATTAAATATGCAGGGATACCATCTATGTACATTAAAAAACGATTCTGAACTTGTGGTTCAAAACTCGTGAACATTATTTCGTTAGGGTTTAATACTGGCATGTTAGTGTTATTATTATATTTAGTAATAAATATTAATTATTTTAAAAATATGTAGAGAAGCTTTGCGCTTCCCTACATGATTCTATTTATTATCCTGGAAACGTTGCTCCAGTTGGTTGTAAGTTAAAGTTTAATATAATAAATTCAGCCGTTTTTGTAGGTTGGATATAAATTTGACCTACTAATTGGTTTCTATCAATAACATCTGGTGTGTTATTTGAATCATCCATTACTACTTTGTAAGCGTATAAACCTTGACGTTGTACTACTGATTCTAAGTATGGATTAACTTGAGATAAGAATCTATTTCTTGTTACTGTTGTGTTTTGTTCGAATACTAATGTACGAGATACACTTCCAACGAAATCTTTTAAAGCAATTAATAAACGACGAACGTTGATTCTGTCTAAAGATGTTGGTTTACGTTGTAATGTTTTCTGACCCCAAACACATACTCCAGTTCCTGGGAATGTTGCTAATGGGTTAACATTTGCACTATATAATGTATCGCGATCTGTTTGTTGTAATTTACGTTCTGCTAATAGTACGTTTGGAATACCACCTCTGTTTAATCCAGCAGGAGCAAACCATTCAGCACCAGCATTATCATTAAATGCTAATACACCACCGATTACTGTTGATGGTGGGCACCATGTTGTTTTACCTAATGTAGTTGAGTATAATTGAACCCAAGGATAATAAGTAGCAGCGTAGTTACTTGATTGTCCAGCTGCGTTTTGAGCTGCTGTTGCAATTGCTGTACCATATACACCTGCATCTGTAATTGCGATTGCATCGCCTCTACCTTCTGCTGTAGAAATCATTGTAGCTGCTGCAGCACTATCTAAACCAGCACCTGGAGCTAATAATACGTTAAATTGGTATTCGTCTTTATTTGTTAATAAATTAAATGCTAATGCGTAATCTGCTGTTCCAAATCCTTGAATGTTACCTGTAGAACCAGTTGAATAACTAGCACCTGTACCAATATTTTCATTCATTTGTTTAATAGCTGTTGTATCTACTACACCACCACTAAATGAACCACCATATGAACCACTTCCTACTGCTGGTAAACTACCGCTGTATTGAGTTGCTTTATATGCTCCGTTGTTGTCGATTGAATCTACTTGAGGAACTGTTACTGCTGATACACGAACGTATTGTGATTTGTTTGAATATGATCCAGAGAAATTAACATAAGCTGAACTTCCACCTGTTGCCGCAACATATACTGGTTTTAAATCACCAATAACACGAGCAATATAGTTAGATTGTTGTGGATCTAAACTCATGTTAGCCCATGTTTCTAAAATATTTTTAGTGTTGTTGTTATCATCACCACGACGAACTATTAAGGTAAATGTACCACTTCCTGAATTTACTGCTGTTACTTCCCAACGAACGTTAAACATAGAGCCACTGTCTAATGAACCACTTGACATACTAGATGTGTTGTTCATTTGTGCACCCCAAGATAATGTTTCTAATTGGAATGATGATCCTGTACCTACAAGGGCAGGAATGTTTGAAGTCGCATACGTACTAATACCTGATGAACCACTAATGATTCTAGTTACTAATAATGTTTTTCCACCATTGCTAAAGTATTCTTTAGCAGCTTGTGATGTGAAATATTCGTAATAATAGCTACCACTTTTGAATTGCTCACCGAAAAGTGATTGGAATTGCGAATAAGTAGTAACGTACGTTGGAACTAAAGGACGACCTGATACTGTAGGACCTACGATAGCAGCGCCCATTTCTTGAGGCTGTTGCGTGTAGATACTTTGGTCTGTTTCTATCTGGAATACTCCAGGAGAGATGATTTGTTCTGCCATTTTATGTAGTTATTTTATGATTTTACTAATAGGATTAATCTAGTAATAAATATTCACAGAATTATATAAAACGCAGAAACAGTATTAGAATGAGGTAATCTCGCCCGTTTCGATATTTATATTCCCTGCACCATATTTAACTTGAAGCGCATCAATTACTTCTTTTTCAGTTTCACCTATCTTCTCTAGATCAACGATAACGTTTTTCTTTTCCGCCTCTAATTCTTGCGTTTGTTTGTGGATAGCTGTTAATTGCGCTTCAATGCTACCTAATTCAAATATAACTGTATTATATTTTTTCTGTAGGTTTTTGATAGAATCTAATTCTTCTGTGGTTAATGTTTGTACTTCTGACATAATCTTTATTTTTATTTTTCCCAGCGCGCTTCAGGACATGCTTTAGATCCTTCTAACGAGCTAAATACTTTTTTACTTAATGGGCAATGGCATATACCACATAGGAACGAATCAAATACTTTATTGAATGTTTTATGTGGACATTGGTCGCAAACCGAAACCCTATATTCGGCTATCGCCTTTTGAGTAGGGTTTGGGTTTTCAGCGATTATCCATGCTTCTGCTATTTCTAACAGTTTCATTAGTCAACTTGAACTAATTTATAGAATACAGTGTAGTTTTCAGATGTTTCTACTGATTTGAAATCATCTAATTTAAATTCGTGGTATTCTAATTCTTTTTCCTCTTGCAACAATGCATTGAATTCTTCTTGGAATTTAATGAATGTTGGATTTGGTTTAGCTGAGATGATGTTTCCATCTTCATCTTTTTCTTCATCGATCCACATTGGAATTGAGATATTTTTATCTTCATCCTCAGTGCCATGTTTCTTGATTAAATCAGTCTTCATGGTTTCGATTGCTGTTTTTTCGTCTGCTACTTTCTTAGATAGATCAGTTAACCAATATTTGGTAACTAAACCTAATTTCTCAGCTAATAAGCCTTCAGATAATACTTCACCAGTTTGTGGATTTTTTAATCCATTGATTTCACTAT